TTCAGTTGTTTATTGCAGACAAGGCAACGCATTATTAACTCCTTTGGCTACTCTGCCATTAGTTGGTTGGTTAGAGGCCCTTCTAGGCCCTTTTAAAGCCCTCTATAGGCCTTTCTCGAGGGTAAGATTAGATCAATGAGCCAGCGAATCATAGTATCCAGCGACCATGTAAGCTAAAAGCACTATTGACAGCACCAGCCAATGATTAGGTTTCATTCTGTGACTCCAAAGTTGAAGACTATCAGTTGACAGAACAGTCGGTACTGTTCTAAATGTTCTTTGTTGTCCTTGTGTGTCCTCTCTATAGCTTCTGAAAACTCTTTCACAGTGCCGCTAAAGCACCCACAATTTACACGGATACCAATTTTAGAGTCCTTGTGGGCAGTGGTGAATCGCCCTGATGACTTTGCAGGGCCAATGACCAAATAATCCGCTGTTTTCTCAATTTGTGCATCCCCGGACACCCGTGCATCCCCGGACACCTCTGCATTCCCGTCCACCCATGCATTCCCGTACACCTGTGCATCCCCGTACACCCGTGCATTCCCGTACACCTGTGCATCCCCGTACACCTGTGCATCCCCGGACACCTCTGCATTCCCGTACACCCATGCATTCCCGTACACCCCTGCATTCCCGTACACCCATGCATTCCCGTACACCCCTGCATTCCCGTCCACCCATGCATTCCCGTACACCTGTGCATCCCCGTACACCCGTGCATTCCCGTACACCTGTGCATCCCCGTACACCTGTGCATCCCCGGACACCTCTGCATTCCCGTACACCCCTGCATTCCCGTACACCCGTGCATTCCCGTACACCCGTGCATTCCCGGACACCTCTGCATTCCCGTACACCCATGCATTCCCTAAAATGTGTTTTCCTTTAATGTTTTTCTCAAAAGTAGTCATTTCTGTTTCCTTTAAATGTTATTTACCGTTCTCAGTTTCTAATCTTACCATATCCTCAATGTCAAGGACTAGCTGATAATCTACAATATCCCTCATATCGGGAGGGTTATCATCTCGATAGCCTTCAAGATACAAGTCAGTGCAGCGAACGATCAACGGTAGGGACTCAATAGACTGGACTTCACAGAGTCCGTACCATTCACACCCCTTGAGTGTATAGGTAAATTGTTTGATTTTAATCACAATGGTGCATCCTCATGGTTTGAAGGGTTGAATTTAGGGCGCTTATGCCCAGTGTCCAATGGGTTGGGAAAGGACGGGAAAGGCCATACAAGGGACAGATTATCCCTACCAGATAATTCAATATAAGGCATTAAGATACCTTTCCGGTGCTTTGCACCTTCTTAAGAACAAACAAGCCAAGACAATCACCCCTAACCCATCGAACAAGGTTAGTGTCAAGGTCAACAAAGGGCGTTTCTGGTTCATAGTCGTTACATTCTAGCCAGTGCTGACAGATACCCCGTTCAGAGGCACTAAAGGCCACTATACCGGAGGATTTAAATTGTACTTCGTATCTCATATTGTACCCTTTCCAATGGGATCAATCCAGCTAATCCGGTATATAAGCCTATGCTCAGGGTTTATAACCTTAGCCATAGCTAACGCGTCATAAACTGCCCTACGTACTTTACCCGGCCTTTCAGCCACGGCTTGAGCGGTAGAATGTAATTTATAGCCTTGGGCGCGCCCTAAGGCTTTTCCAGTGCAATCGTAAATTTGATACATATTGTAACCCTAGTCAATGTTATTTCAAGCCTACAATGGCCTTTAAAGCGGCTTTATGGGCCTTCGCGGTATCGCCACGGTATCCGCTAGCATTCGACAAAAAGTAGCTAACGATAGATTTTGCACTATCTTGATAGTAGCTATCGGTCACGCTATCCAATGAATACATGGCCTGCAAATACGGCTTAGCCGCATAGTTAACATTTTTCCATTCACGGGAAATCTCACGGGCAATTGTGCTGATAGTTTTCATGCTGTTACTCCCAATCATTGGTTAAACCCTACAGATTGTAGGCCATAACGTACCCGCTAACGGATACGCTACAGTCTAAAATCTTAGCTATCACTTACCATTAACCCAGCCCTTGTATCGGTTTCGTGGCTGATACGCCAGCGGATACGGCTTAGGTTTTGAGACAATTTCCCGGATAACGTCAACGTGTACGTTATACCGTAACGCTATAACGTCAAAGGACAACCCGCATACATCATACAGATAGACAATATTATTTTCGGTCATGGGTCAACCTTTCATAATACGGATAACTTTGGCCATTTTACGGCCATGCGCTGGATACGCTATAACGTCAACTGACTTATCCCAACAAGCACGGCAACCTGAGCACTTACCTTCATGCTCATAGGCACGGCACAATGATACACCAGCGGGCAAAGTCTCGCTATCGGGGACAATGACACTGCCATGTAACCCGGCGATAAATTCACCCCGTACGCTATCGCTTGAAAATCTAACTGATACGTTAGGCAGCGCTTGCATGGCTTGCAAGACAATCGAGAACTTAGGGAACTTATGCATCCGCGTAGGTAGCCAGTGCTTACACCACGGCGTCAACGTCATGACCTCGAGAATCTTTTCGGCCAAGCCTAGCGTGTACATATCACCAGAGTCAAACCAGCGAAAATATCTATCACTGTCCAATGCCCGCGTCATATCGGACACCCATTCGAGGCGCTGCCAGTCTTCGCGGTTAGACAGTCTAGGCGCCCTAACGTTAGGGTAATTGTAGTTGCCGGTAGTGGCATAGCAACCCTTACATGCATCAACAAGTACGCCCGGTGAAGCGATGCTGCCTGGACACGTATCGAGCGCTTGCAGCGACCATGAACGGATACCGTCAAGTTTGGAAGTCTTGGAGATCTTAATCATAGTTTAAACCTTTAAAGTTATGGCCGTGGCCGTGGGTTGATTGTAGCTTACTTGACCAGGACGTCAAAGTATGACGCAACTAGGACAAACCCTAATGCTACTATACCAATGATGATAGCTAAGCCTACTGCAAACTTTACATTGTCTGACATATATAACCCTTAGGTTTCGTGGATGATGCATCAATTGTATCAGGCTTTTGGCATTGTCAATAGCTTTTCAACAAATATTTTATAGTGACAAACCCTAATGGTTATCTATACAGTACTGTATTGTTTCACGTGAAACACTAAGTTATATTGTGACTGGTTAGTCTTGATTGTGACTGCCAAGTATACGTTGTAAGCTCCTACATCGCCCCTCACTTATCCCGCCTGTAAAGTGACTAGACAGTCTAGACCGTGACTGTGCAGTATCGTTATAAGTTATAACCATATGTGTACTTACTATCTCGAGTGCCTAGATTGTGACTGCTTAGTAACTTTGTAGCCTATCGAGTCATGGGGGGAGGGGTGTGGCTTTAGTGTTTAATGTTGCAGGAGCCTCTGACGCTCACAAAAAGGTCAAAATAGACTTAATTGGGGACAGATTAGACCACATCACTTAAAGCGCTAAGTAGTTGATCGGTAAAGGAAAGTAGGTAGACTAGACAATCCTACGAGTGCATAGTCGTAAATGTAAGAAGTAGAAGGCTTAAGAAAGTAACATATGTACAGTTTGCGTAACAAACGTAAATAATTGTAACAAAATGAAGAAAAAGCTTGCATTCCGACAAAAGCATGCTATACTTATTATACTGTACTATGAAGTGACGAAGAAGGTGATGGACTCTTATGTTGCTAAGCAGGAATCTGGACAGTTGATACAACGAATGTATAAGTTAACTACTAACAGATACTTATAACAAGTACTTATAATATTTAACTTAGTAAGTTCTTAACTTATACGTTCCTTTAAAGTACTTTAAGTGCGAAGCACGGTAAGCATAGATGTTTTGTCTAACTAACAGGGTGTCTATACTTAAGGTATGTCTACCAAACAAAAGACACCTAGTGATAGGCTTGAAACACGTTTACAGGTGCGTGTGTCTGAACACCTGTAGCTTTTCAAGAGGAATCAAAATGGAAAACACACCACGTCTGTATGACGTTCAAGAAACTAAGGTTTTAACAGAACACTTACATCATTTGTCTAAACCACAAGATGAGCGTGAGGAATATAACAAGAGTAGGTACGCACAGCAGAAAGCTGTTAAAGAGTCTTTAAGCAAGGGTGTTAAGTCTTGTGCTAAGTGCGGTGAAGAGAAGAAGTTGTTTGACTTCTACGCTGATAAGAAAAGCTACTCTGGCTACTCTAGCTACTGCAAAGAGTGCAAGAAAGCAACCGTATGACAGAGACAGTACAGCCTAAATTACGAGGTAAAGGTAGACCACCTAAGTCTGACCTTCAAGCAGTGAAGGATCGAACCAAAGGTAAGGTAGGTCGTCCTGCTGGCGATGCTGCCAGACTTCAAGAGTTCAAGGAACGATTGCTTGCCACCGGTGGTAGTCGTATCCTAGACAAGATGGTAGAGATTGCCATGACTGATGGACACCCCGGACAGATGGCAGCTATGAAGTTAGCTGTTGATCGTATCCTCCCTGTGTCTATGTTCGATGCAGCTAAACAAGCTGGTGGAGCACCTCAGATCAGTATCAACATTACAGGCTTGAATACGCCCACTGTAAGCAGTGTTAACGATGAGGACATAATTGATGTCTGAACTTAACTTTGCATTACTGAACTGGCAACAGACTGTCTTTAAAGACTCTCACCGCTTCAAGGTTGTAGCTGCTGGCCGTCGCTGTGGTAAGTCCCGGCTGTCGGCTGTAACGCTGCTTATCGAGGCTTTGAACTGCCCTGAAGGGTCAGCGGTGATGTACATCGCTCCTACCCTTGGGCAGGCCCGTACGATCATTTGGGACTTGCTGCATGACTTAGGTCGTCCAGTGATTAAGTCCTCTCACATTAACAACCTTGAGATCACTTTGGTCAATGGCCGTAAGATTCTCGTACGGGGTGCTGACAATCCTGACTCTCTGCGAGGAGTGTCTTTAGTTTATGTCGTACTAGATGAATGCTCGTTTATCAAGCAAGAGATTTGGGAAAAGGTTATCCGTGCTGCTTTGTCGGACAAGAAAGGCAGAGCACTATTCATCTCTACCCCCTCAGGCCGTAACTGGTTCTATGACGTGTATAAGCTCGGCAAAGATGAGGCTGATGAAGAGTGGAAGGCATGGCACTACACCACTGCTGACAACGAAACCATTGACCCTAAAGAGATCGAAGCAGCCAAGCGAACATTGAGTTCCTTTGCCTTTAAGCAAGAATACTTATCCAGCTTTGATACTTCAGGTTCTGACATCTTCAAAGAGCATTGGATCAAGAAAGGCCCTGAGCCTAAAGATGGTTCATACATCATCGCCATTGACTTGGCAGGCTTTGAAGACATTGCCGATGGCTCCCAGAACAAGAAGAGACTAGACGAATCAGCTATCGCTGTGGTCAAGGTATCAGACGATGGTACTTGGTGGGTTAACAAGATTGAGCACGGACGATGGGACATTAAAGATACATGTATGCGTATCTTGAAGAACATTAAAGAGTTCCAGCCGTTATCGGTAGGTATTGAGCGAGGAACAGCTAAGAACGCTGCCTTGACCATCCTACAGGACATGATGAGGCAGTATAACACCTTCGCTCATATCCAAACACTTACTCATGGTAACAAGAAGAAGACAGATCGTATTATCTGGGCCTTACAAGGACGGATGGAGCACGGTAAGGT